TATACCTTCTACGTTTACGCAAGCAACGACACCTTCTGCTAATCCATTTTTGCAAGGTGTAGGTGCTTACACAACATTATCACAAATTGCACCGTTTAGTGGTGGTGCTTCTAGTGGAAGAACATAATGGCTGGTATAGAAGACGCAATAAGAGAGTATCAAAAACGTGGTGTAAAGAGTGGTAAAGCTGGTCTTGGGTCGCCTCAATTATCACCTGAACTATTAAAGGCATTAAATGTTGGCGGAAAAAGAGTTGGTTTAGGTGGTTTGTTTCCTAAAGGAGTGCCTGGTGCTACTAGCTTTGATGAAGGTCAACAAAGGTATCAAGATTTTTTAAAAAATCAGATAGGTATTGATAAAGATAAATTAGATCCTTCAAATAGAGGATCAAGATTTACTGAAGGTTTGCAAAATATAACAGATTTTTCATTCCCATCTCTCTTTGCACTTCAAGGTGATGCTGAAAAACTATTAACATCCGTTGGCGATCCTCTTACTGGATCACCATTATTAAATAATCTTGGACAATATGTTTTTGGAGAACAATCTGATTCATCTTTTGCAAAAGATCCAGACACACAATCAGCAGGACAAGACATATTAAGACAACTTTCTGCTCAAGACCGTATGCAAAAAGGTCAATTGTCACCTGTTGTAAGAGACGCAGCATTAGCAAAAAAAGCAAGTAAATTAATTGACTCTATGGGAGGCAATAAATCTGGAGATCAAGTTATAAATCAAGATAATGAAAATGTAGATCCTAAAGAACAATTTTCAGACCCAGAGGCAGATGCTCGTATTGCAGAAATGCAACAAAAGATAAAAGAAAACACTCAATTAGGAGATATGTCTCAAGAAGGTGCTAATATACCAGTTGCTACAGAAGAAGATAAAAAAGTTGTTTTGTCTGAAGCAGAGTTATTAGCTAAAAAATCAAAAGATGCTTTTACTAGTTTAATAAAATCAGTTAGTGCAGAAACGGGTATGGACACTACAAAAGATGGTGGCAAACCAAAAACAATAGAAGATTATAAACTTGATTTTCAAAAAGCTACAGGCATTGATGTTTCAGGAGAGCCTGATAACAAAATGGCTCTTATGTCTTTAGGGTTATCTTTAATGCAAAACAAAGCAGGTAAAGGTTTTGATCTTAGTAAGATTCTTGGTTCTGTTGGTGAAGCTGGTCAAGCGGCTATGCCAGCATTTGAAAGAGCAAGACAAGAAGCTAAACAAGGTCAACTTGCCGCTGGTAAGTTTGCTCTACAACAAACAAAAGCTGATAAAGACGCTATTAAATCTGCTAATACAGAAAGAGCTAAGTATCTTCGTGGTAGGAGAGATGTTATTCTTGATAGAATTTCTAAAACAGCTACTGACCAACAAAAAGCATATACAAAATTTAAATTTGATGAAGCTATAGAATTTACTAAAGCAGGTAAAAAAAGCAATAAATATAATCAAATAAAAACTAGAAAATTAATACAAGGTAATGATGTCCTTAAAGTTGATATTGGTTATCAAGGAACTACACCTATGTACGCTAACCCTACAGACAATGTTAGAGCCATTGTCGGTGAAAGAAAAAAGATTTATAGGAGTCTTGGACGTATAGATAAACTTTCAGGTATAATAACGGATATGTATAACGATAATAAAGCAAAAATTGGTGGAACAGCAGGACAAATTGTTTTTGATAAAACAATAGGCGCACTTTCTGCTCTTGGTATAACAGACGCTGACGCATGGTTTAAAACTAACGGTGTTAGCAGAAACTCACAAGCAGAAACTATACTTAGACTTTTAGTGCAAGAAAACAAAAGATTTATTCTTAAAGAATCAGGAAATGGTGTTTCTAATTTAGATAAAATAGATTTAGAAAGCGCTTTTGGTAAAATAGTATGGACTAATAATCTACAAGAAAATTTAAACAATCTTAGACAAATTAAAAGTTTATTTGACGCACCATTAAGCACTTTAGATTCTACATTAGACGGTTTCATAACTGAAAAAGATAAATATCAAGATACAGATATTTACAATAATACTGTAAGTATAATAAATGATGGTTTAAAAGACAGTATTCAAATAAAACCTGGCTCTGGCAATAACGCTAGACGTATAAATGTGAGTGATAAATAATGGGTGAAATTGCATTAGATACACCTAAAGGTGAGTTTGTTTTTGAAATCAAAGGAGATCAACCATCTTCTGCTGAGATAATGAAAATACAATCGGCTATAAGAGATTTAGGTGTAGATGATTCTATCAAATCCACAGCGACTACAGACAAAGAACAAATAGATAAAGAAATCGAACAATTGTTTGATACTAAAACTGGTATTAAAGACGCTTCTTTGCGTGGTTCTTTATCAGCCGCTGAAAACAGAGGAGAAGAAGATCTTATATTTGGAAAGTTTAACATACTTGAAGGAGAATATCTCCGTGATAAACGTGGTAGACTAGCCCTTACACCTGAAGGTGCGGCTAAATTAGGTCTGACAGTTGAAAGAAACACACTTATAGATGAAGACGGATTTAGTCGTTATGATTTAGCCGATCTTGGCGGTATAGCTCCAGAGCTTATCGGTGGTGTTACTGGTGCTATGAAAGGTGCTGCTATAGGATCAGCCGTACCTGGCATTGGAACTCTATTCGGTGGCATGGTTGGGGCTGCTTTAGGTGCAGGTGGAGGACAAGCCTTAGAAGAAGTTGTCGAAGCTACTGCTGGTGTATCAAAGCAATCGGCTGGATCAATTGCTAAAGATATAGCAACAGAAGCGGCTATAGGTTTTGTTGGTGAAGGCTTATTTGGAGCTATTGGAAAAGCATTCGGTGCTGGTAAGAGATCTATGACTGCTGGTAAAGAATTAACATCAGAAGAACTTGAGACGGCTGGTAAATCACTTGAAATGGGAATATTTCCCACATTGTCTGCGATAAGAGCGCCATCAGTTATAGCAAGAACGCAAGCTATTGGAGAAAAAATATTTAAAACGTCTGATCGTTTAAAGAAAAATAACGATGTTATGACTCAAAAAATTAATGAATTTAAAAATTTGGCTGGTTCAAATACAGCCGATGAAGCAGGAGAAGCATTACTTAAAGGATTAGAAGAAAACAATACAGCTTTGATAAAAGCTGAAGCAGAAGCAAGAAAAGCTGTTTTAAAACAATTTGAAGATACAGCTAATTCATTTGGATCTGCTGATGCTAGAAACGCTAGTATCAATGACGAAGTTTTTGAGATGTTTGCAGATGCTCAAATGAAATTTGATGAAAATATGACCCTTACATTTAAAGCTGTTGATAGCCTAATGAAAAATAGATTAGGATCTAAAGGTTTTATTAACGTAAAAGAATTAGCTCCAAAAGGAGGATCTGCTGTTGAAGGAAGTTTAGAAGATTTAACAAAAAGAGGTTTAAGTGATTTTGCAGGAGCAACAGAAGATTCAACAAACGTAATAACAAACGCTTTAAAAGGTATCCAACTTGTTGCTGGAAAAGATTTTACAAAGCCAATTTCATTTAATCAATTGTATAACATTAGAAAAACTATGAATGATGCTATTGTAAAAAGTGAAAGCACCGTTGGAAGACAATTAGATCCAATTTTAGACAAAATAGATAATATAATGAGTCGAGAAAATTTGGTAATTAAAGCTAGAGATGCAAATTTAACATCAGGAGAATTAACACTTGTTGAAAATGCAAGTGAACAATTAGTAAAAGCAAGAAAAGATTTTGCTAAAGGCAAGAAGATTCTTGAAAATTTAGATTCAAACATAGTTTTAAAAAACTTAGAAAATTTTGTAAAAAGAGAAGGTAGAGATGCAAAACGTACTGCAATTGATCCTCAAATATATAAAGATTTAATTAAAAAAGATCGTCCTCAATTTTTAGAGGCTTCTTTTAAAGTTTTAAATGAGTTTGGAAAGCCAGGCGAGGCTTTAAAATTAAGAAAAGAATTAGCGAACAATTTCATTAGAGATAATTTAACTAAGTCTGGAATAGATTCAATTAGTCCTCAAAATTTTAGTGGTAAAGCATTTGCTGATGCAGTTGATAATCTTGGAACAAGTGGAGATGTTTTATTTGGTGGAGCGACTGAATATGCTGGAATAAAGTCATTAGCAAATCAAATTAGGCAAACATCATTAGGTAAAATGGATGATGCCGTTATAAAAGATATAATGGATCAAGGTGGTAGTCAAAATTTAAAAGGGTTATTACAAAGCGTTAGAGACACTCAAGTTAATCTACATAATCTTCAAACAAGTGCTTTAAGAAAAAAATTATCTAGTGGCACTTTAAATGCTACAGAAGCGGGTGAATTAATAGCAAATAAATCTACTCAAGCTAATCAAATAGATGAAGTTCTTGAAAGTTTTAGAATTAAAGGTGATGAAGAGTCTGTAAAAAAAGTTCAAGGGTATTTTATGAACAGCCTGATTGATGACTTTGGTGAGACGGTTATGACAGATAGTACAAAATTAAACAAATTTGCTGATCGTATGCTAGACGCATCTAAAGGAAATAAATTAAATATTATTTATGGATCTGAAATGGGCAAAAACATGGCTGAGTTTGCTAAAATTTTAAAATTTAATGCAAGAACAGCCGAAGGTGGTGATTTAGTTGCCGCTAGTATAGCCGCTAGTCCTTTGCAGAATATAGGATCATTAATAAGATTTTCTATTATAGGAAAATATTTAACTTCAGCTCCATATTACAAGCAAATTTTAAACCAGTATAAAAATGGAGTTAAAGTAGCAAAGACAGATGCAGAAAGAGCTATGACTCTTGGACAAGCTATGAGAAACGCTTTCTCTCAAGGTCCTATACAATCAGCTCAAGAAGGAATAAACGAGGGTGAAAAACAATTAAAGTCTCTTGCAGATAGCTCTGGTATTACTTCAGCTTTAAAAAATACAGCTAATCAAGTACGAACAAATGTTCGACCTTCAACTCCTACAGGTACTGGAATAAACGTAACTCCTCCAGCATCCAACACAGGATTAGGACAAATAAATGTTAATTCACCAGGCACAGGGGCTTTATTAGGTCTTAGTCCTGTAAACCAAGCAATAGCATCAAGGCAACAACCATGAACATAGAACAATTACGAGAAGAACTAAAAGAAGACGAAGGATGTAAGTACGAAATATATTTAGACCATCTTGGTTTGCCAACGATGGGCATTGGTCATTTAATAACGGAGTGGGATGAAGAATACGAAAAGCCCGTTGGAACAGAAGTATCAGAAGATAGAGTAAATAGTTGCTTTCAAATTGATGTTTGGGCAACGGTAAACGAGTGTAAAAAACTATACAATAAGTTTGACGATATGTCAGAAGACGTACAATTGATCTTATGCAATATGATGTTTAATATGGGTAGACCAAGATTATCCAAATTTAAAAAAATGAATGAAGCTATAGCTAACGAAGATTGGTTGGAAGCTGCAACTCAGATGGAAGACTCAAGATGGCACAAACAAGTAACCAATAGAGCCAATCGTTTAATAAAACGAATGGAAGCTATTGGCGTTAAAGAACAGGTCGCTTAATTACTAAGCGTACCTAAACCTAAACGAGTTACTTTATTATCGTCCTTAAATCTTTCTTCATAATCTTTATCCACCCAAATAGAAATTTGTTGACGAATATTACGTCTTTCATCGTCACAAATACGTTTTAGTTTATGATAAGTATCAGTATCTATCCCAATTGACTTGAATTTTGTCGGATCTGCCATTATAGTAACTCCTATGTATTCTAATAATAAACGAATTATACCCAGAAAAGTTGGGAAACCCAACAAGTATTTTGCAAAAAAGACAGTTGCAATGGGATTAAAGTTTGATTCTAGGTGGGAAGCGGAGCGTTGGGGTCAGTTAAAAGCTATGGAACGAGCTGGTGTTGTTGACCAATTAGATAGACAAGTAACCTATTTATTAGAAATTAATGGACATAAAATATGTAAATACATTGCTGATTATACATATTTATTATTAGACGAAGATGGACTATCAAGATTTATTGTGGAAGACGCTAAAGGCGTTGTCACACCAGAGTTTAAGCTAAAGAAAAAACTCATGTTAGCCATACATGGGATAGATGTTTTGCTCTCTTTTAAAAATAAATGATAGAACAGGTATTGACTTTGTTGTAACTAGTGCTATATATAAGTTTCTAGTGTAAATAAAAAAGGAGGTCAATCATGGCAGAATTTACAGACTATTTTGAGATTAGTGAGGTAGAACTTATTAATTTTCGTAAGTCTCTTGAGAAAAAAATAGAGACTGACAAACAAGAACTAAAGATTATCAACGAAGCATTTGAGCAAAGGTTTGGTAATATTGCTCGTAATAGATTACGAGAACAAGGTAAGGACTTTGGTTCTACTAGTATTATGGTTACAAATAATATAAAACTTAATGCTACATTTAGAAAGAAAGTTGAGTGGGATCAAGTTGGTTTGATGACAGCTCTTGATACTATGGATCAACAGGATGCAAGGCATTATGGTAAAATAAGTGTTACTATAGAGGAAAGAAAGTATACTTCTGCTCCTCCAGCTATCAAAGCTAAATTAGAACCACATAGAACTGTGGAATTAGCAGGATTAACTTTTAAATTGGAGGAAGTGGAATAATGACTTTAAATATAATTACAGCAGAACAGCGAATGGCTGAGAAAAAAGGTCACAAGATCGTTGTGTGTGGTCAGAGTGGAGTGGGTAAAACCACTCTTGCTCGGACTTTAGATGCAGACACTACATTATTCATGGATTTAGAGGCGGGAGATGCTGCTATTGAGGGATGGCCAATCGATGTCATTCGTCCTAAAACATGGTCAGAGTGTAGAGATTTTGCATGTTTCTTAGGTGGAGGAAATCCATCATTAACTGACGATCAAGCCTATAGCCAAGTGCATTACGATCATGTAGTGCAAGAGTATGGCGACCCTTCCGAAATGATGAAAAAATATGAAACTATATTTGTTGACAGTATAACTGTGGCAGGTAGACTATGTTTCCAACATTGTATGGGTCAAGCAGAAAACCGAACTAGAAATGGTACTGTTGATACCCGTGCAGTATATGGTATGCAAGGTCGTGAGATGATGAATTGGCTCACACACTTACAGCATAT